CTTGGAAAGCTCATTTTTGATACAAATTTTGATACACGCCTCCAGATTTTTGATACACGATGCATCAAATTCTTGTCAAAATAGTCGAAAATGACCCCATTTTTGCCCCACTGACCTCCATTTACTGCCAAAAATCCCTTTTGAGCGCGTTAAAAAACATTAAAAATGAAAAATGTAAAAGTGATTTTTGACCGTAGAAAGACGGTTGCAAAGACAGGAACTGGTTCAATTGACATTTGCGTATACCTTAAAGAAGGTCAGCGCAAGTTTGAGTGTGTTGGCTCTGCTACCCCTGAGGAATGGGAGGTTGTTGCTCAGGGACGCGAGATTCAGGCAAAGGTTAAACACTATGAACAAATCATCAACGCCATGCGTGTTCTTGGCGAAGATATGACTATTGAGGTTTTTAACAAGCATGCTTGTGTCTCTCAGTCTAAGTCAAAATCTAATTCTTCAAACGAAAATGATACACGCCACCTTTACAAAGGCAACGATCAGCGTCAGAGCTTCCCGGAATTTATTGAGAACTACCTGGATAAGGAAGGCCTCCGCTCAGGCTCACGTCGTAATATCGTTGTGGTTATCGATAGTCTGAAAAAAGCTAAGATGCTCAAGACTTTCGCGGACCTCACTCCCGTCAACCTTATCAAATATGATGAATATCTTCATGCTCAGGGTGACAAGAGCCTCTCAACTATCTATAACTACCACAAGAAACTTCACAAGTATACTCACATCCTGTGGCGCAACGAAATGATTCCTAGTGACCCCTATAATCATGTACAGTTCAAGCGTGGCACTCATAAAGAGCGTCAGCCTCTCACTGAGGACGAACTACTCAAACTGCGTGATGCTAAGCTACCTCCAAAGCTCGACCGTACGCGCGACCTCTTCATTTTCATGGCCTATACTGGTCTTGCTTACGTTGATATGTGCCACTTCAATTTCAAGACGATGGCAGAGAAACAAGGTAACACCTATTATATTAATGGTGAGCGTATCAAGACTGGATCTAAGTTCTATGCGCCGATTCTTCCTCCAGCTCAGGCTGTGTTAGAAAAGTACAACTACAAGCTACCTACTATCACAAACCAGAAGCTCAACGACTATCTGCATCTCATCGAGGAAAAGCTGGACATCCACAAGGCAATGACTTGTCACGTAGCCCGCCACTCCTTTGCAACTCTGCTGCTCACTCATGATTTTACGCTCGAGAAAACTGGTCGCGCCCTTGGTCACAAAGATTTGAAGACAACTCAGGTGTACGCTAAAATTCTCCCTAAGGCAATCGTTCAGCAGACAGACAAACTGCTCACTGACATCAAATAACCTTGTAGAACACGCCCTTCAGTAACTGCGACTTTCCTGTTCCCTCATGGAAGGTCGCTGTTATTTTCTCACAGACGTATTTGCTGCCCTCGATATAGAACAACGCTCTTGGGTCTGGAATACTGTCTGAAAGGAACGAAAACGTGTATTTTTTCTTGTTATCGATGTCGTAGGTGTACTTGTAAGGCACACCATCCTTATCCATCTCCTGCACCTGATTAATACGAAGTGAATATGAGCAATAGTTATATGAGAAGTCATCATTAATCTCTACCTTATCCACCATCGGATGCGGATAACCACCGTTTACACGGGTGTTTCGGTCCATCCAGAATCCCACGTACAGCTTATCGAAGTATGCATCCGACTTCTCCTGCTCACCTTTAGCAATGGCCTTACCTGTCGTGGTTTGGGCGCAGGCACCACTGTTATAGTCCGTCTCGTCAACCTCATAAGTGCCAAAGCCTGTCGAACCTCTTCTGCTTCCGCCACCTGTTCCAAACGTCCGTCCACCGCTCGTAGTCCCACTACTGGTTACATTTCCGTCCTCGTCCGTCTCTGTCGTCCATGATACGGCGCTACCCATCTCGCCGCACTCCAAGAAGATACATGTACCCATCCCCTCGTCCGTATAGTCCAGCCATGCTGGTACGATGTTCATCTCCACGTCCTCAGCATCTTTATCTACTACACGCTTTCCAAACTGATTCACAGGCATCAGACGGTTCGTGTACCAATAATAGTTATAGTCCATATCGTCATGGTATGTATGGAATGACTCCGCAAACTCCGTCTTATAGCACCAGAATATAAAGTACGTATCCACATCCCTGGCATAGAACAGTCCGTGCGCCTCTGAACCACGAGGATAACCACGTGTATAGCTCGTCGTTGTACCTCTCAGCCTTCCCCTACCTGTCTCATGCGTCTCAATGCCACATCTCTTCTGTGTAGCAGCATATGCAAGCAATCCCTGCAGCGTAGCATACTCGTGCGCCTCGTCCTTGTGCTCATCGACGTACCACTGGCAGCTCTTATACGCCCACATCCTGTCGTCGTTCTCTGCATATGCCAGATTCGTGGCACCCACATAATCTGACTTATTCTCACGCGACACCTCCACCTGATACTTATTGATGACCTTCTCAATATGAACGTCGGCGGTCTTATTTGCCAACTTGTGCGAAAACTCAAAAGTGATAGTCTTCGCCTTGTGATTGATGCTAAACTCTCCCCTTAGCAACTTCTCCAGCTCCTCAAAGAACTCCGTCAGCGACCAATGCGGCAATGCAACCGCAAAATTCCATGCAGACCAAGCAGCAGGCAGCGTATTACAGATAACCAGGTGCTTCCACTGGCTATTCTCGATAGCCTCGAAGTACCCCTGATAGCCCATCACTTGACAGATCTTGTTTAAGATATGCAGCAGATATGGCTGGAATGTCAGCGTGTTCACGCCACTGGCCCAATGGAAAATACCGTTCTCGTCCTTCTCTACCGCATTCTGCATATTGCCTGACGTGTTGTTCACCCAAGGCAGCGGTACCCATTTCCTCGTCGGATATCCTGTGTACCATGCATCTTCAGCTGTCATATACGAAGTACTCCGCTGCTCTGCACTTGGATAGCCCAGATTCAGCTGATTCAGGTACACCTCGTCAAACGTGTCATCGAAGTTCTGCTCAGACCGTCCCTCCAAGAACTGTGTCTTCACCTCGACCTCAGAAATCTGCGTGATGACTATGCTACCAGACTTGAAGAAGTCCTTGTCCCTAATGTCACAGTTGAATACCACCTTGTTCTTCTCCACATCCTGACGATGCAGATGACCGAATATACGGATATTCTGCGGACAGTCTTTCAGCGGAAAGGTAATGGTGAGCGTATAGCTGTCAGAACCCGTGAATAGTGGATTCTCGCTGATATATTCAAATGATGTGTTCTTTTTCAGATAGGCCTGCTGGCCATTGATAATAATCTCCATAATTTATTTTCTCCTTGATTTAGGTGTCTTATTTCTCATCAGCTGCTCATACTCATCCTGTGCCTGCTTGATGCCAGTATCTCCGGTAACTGTGTTGACAGTCACGAACGGCTCATTCAGACGGTCTTTCAGCTGCCTGATGACGTCCGCATACTCCTTCATGGCCGCGTGTGTTGCAGCAATCTCCGACTGTGCATCAGACTGAGCCTGCTGCACTATCACTGTTGGTTTTTGTGGATTCGCCTGTGCATAGATGTTTGGAGCCACTATCGACCTTGATACATCCTCAGAACGAAGTGACCCTATCGTGTTCGTTCGCTGCGCATAGTCCAGGGCATCAATCATTGGACGTGCTATGGGTGACTGCAGTAGCTCATGGTTAGCCACCCATTCCCCTTTATGTACTACGCCGGCTACCTCGTCCTTGTCGCCATCGCCCGTGAATCCACCTTTCGCATATCCCTGTGCACTTGCTGCCTCCTGCTGTTTCTTGATAGCTTCCACCTGCAACAGTCCTGCTGCTACTGCCGTTGCTGCTGCAATTGGTGCCAGGATATAACCGATAACAGGTACAGCTGCAGCCGAACTATAAGCATTCAATGCTGCCGTGGCCGTTTGAGCGATAGCCTGCATCACCTGCATTTTGTACATCTTCTTATTAGCCTCATTCTTGACCTTAGCAATCTCCTTCTCCTTTTTCTGCTCCAGCTTCTTGACCTGATAGTTATTGCCTTCCGCATTAGAGATTTCCGTCTTATAGCGCTTCTGAATGGCTGCTACCTGAATGTCACATTCAGCCTGAACAATCGATGAAAGCTGCTGGAAAATGCTACTCATGCCGGAACTGATGACCTCCAAGGAACCAGTGACGGCTTTACCCATATCAGACTGTAGCCATTCCTTCATGTCCTCGTTCCATTCTTCGAGGAAGTTCTTGTTGTCGTTCAGCTCGTCAATGCCGTACTTCTGACGCAAGGCCTTCTTCGCTTTCTGGTATGCCTCTTCAATGCGCAATTTCTCCTGTGCACTGTTACCAGCGGCTTTCACCTCCAGATTATACACTTCACGAAGCGCCTCCAGGTCTGCCATATACTTGCTTACCCTCTCTTCCTTATTGGAGCCAAAGTAGTCTTTCTTTAGCTGGGCCAATTGATCCTGGTGTTTCTTTTCAGCCGCTTCTGTTTCTTGCTGGCGTTTCTTCTGGTCAGCAATCAACTTATCCTGATAGGCCTTTTGAGCCTGAACATACTCCGACGTAGCCTCTTTGTAGATGGTTGACATCCGGCGCAGATGG